CTTCGACAAACCCGGAACGCCAGGGACGATGACCGACAATTGCTGTGGCAGGAGGAATTCGCTCTATCGGACCGCTTCGCGGCGGGGGCGATGGCAAAAGGAGAATACGAGCGGGCCGTTGCGGACGTGAAGAAGAGGGTGGTCGATTTGTACACCGACATCTGGGTAGAGGCATCGTCGGCTTTCCGCGTTGAGATCCTCGATGACAGCTATCGGAGGGGCGGCGGGGCCGAGGAGAGTCGTTTCAGCCCCCTTGACAGGGGAAAAGATCGCTTTATAGTGCCCCGGTGACGGGAACGGAATCCCCGTCAGCCGCTTGTGTGTAGTACAATTCAATCGCGTCTCACGAGGCGCATCGGCCCGCTCGACCTGCGGCACCGATACGTCTTTTTTTGTGCCTTAGCCAAGGACGGCCGGCATGGAAGCGTTGGCCGCAGGCCCCAAAAATTCAGGACGTTCGACCGCGAGGCCCCCGCGGGGCAGGCTTTTGGCTCGCACCCTTTCCAGGGTCAGGCTTTTGGCTGGTTCCGTGAGCGGTCTCCTCCCTGACCGCTCGCGGTCGAACGCCCCGGTTCCCCCCCGTCGGTCGTTGACCCCGCACAGAATTAGCCATCTCCATCCCCGCTTGACGCGCCCCCACAGCCGACCCCTCGGCTGTGCGGGGTCAACGACCGCGCACGATCCCCGACCGCGAGCAGCGAACCATAGGTCATTTCACAAAGCAGCGGAAGCTTTCACTGGCCTGTCGCATGGGCGACGGCTTGGCGCCTTCGGCACCGGAAAGAGTGGAGCACCCCGACGCGGAGATAACAAGGGACTCCGCTCGCGGTCGGCGATCCTGCAAATCTCCAAAACCACCAAGAGGGTTCCATGAAATTCTTCCTGACATTGAGTTGGAACACGATTCGGACTGTATTTTCAGCACTTTTGGAGACAAACGCCCGCCGGGCGTTGGTCACCTTGGCGGGCACGCTCGCCTCGGCGTTCGGGACCGAACTCGATCCGGAATACCTGACCGAAGTGCTCGCGTTGGTGGCGCTGGTCTTCACCGGGCTGGCCGTCAAGGACAAAATAGACGCGTCGAAATCCAATGACCTGAATTTCAGCAATCGCCAAGACGGAGACCTGCTATGACGCCGCTTCGGACGCACTTCGTGGACGGATTCCTGGACGCGATCATTCGGTCGAGCAAGGGGCTGCTGGCCCTGCTCGGGGCGTTGCTGGCGCTCACGGCACTGGCCAGCATGGCCGGTTGCACCGGCCTCTACGCCGGCAAGGACGTGGAGACGGCGCTTCGCCAGCGATCGCTGTTCGCCTGGGACAAGGACTCGAACTTTGGAACAGACATCGACGGGACGCATACCGGGGCTTTCACCATGGCCGAGGGCCAGGTGGTGTTGGACGCCGAGGGGAAAGTCGATCCCGCCACGTCGCGCGTGACCCATTACCTGACCTACGCCCCGAAAGCCGACAATGCCCAAAACTCCTACATCCAAGCCGCCCAATCGGCGGAGCGGATCAATGATCGTTGGAGCCAATCGTTCGACAATTTGGCGGGCATCATCGCCACGATGGCCATGGCTCGCAATCTACAACCCCCGTCGGCTCCGGGTCAGTTGGAGCAACTCGGGGGCGACGTCCGGACGCTGATCGAGGCGGAAATCCGCAAGCGATTGGGCTTGCCGACGGTTCCGATTCCGCCGCCGCCGGGAGGGGGGAGCCCGAACGTGCCGGCCCCCCCACCGCTGCTCCCGACGCCAACCACGACGCCGGCCGGCGTGACGCAACAATCGCTCGACGCGTTTGGGCAGAAGTTGCTCCAAGACGTGATCGCCCTGATCGAGCAGAGGATCCAGCAAGCCCCGACCCCCGTCGGCCCGTCGATCGACGCGCAACTCCTCCAATTTCGCGAATCGCTCATGACCGACATCGCCGATCTGATCGACCGAAAACTCGCCGACCGGGAACCGGAGGACCCCGTCGAAGACGCCACGCCTGAACCGGAGGACAACCCGCCTCCGCCCGCTGAAGGGCCACCGCCCGCGACGAGCGAAACCCCGGAACCCCTGGACAAACCGCTTCCGAGGCGAACGGAATCGTGAGTGTCTTTGTCGCGATCACGGAACAACCCTTCGTCGCCATTCAGGTCACGGCGACGTTCCTGAATTTCGGCGTCCTGTTCGCGGCGGCGTGGATGATCCGATCGCACGGATCGCAATTCAAAGGGATGCTGGACAGCCAGGCCAAAAGGCTCGACGCCCACGAAAGGAAGTTGGAGATTCTGGATCGCGACTCAGTCACCAAAGAGGACTGGCTCCGGGTGAGCAACCGGACGGATCACAAAGTGGACCGGATCAGCGAACAGATGGCGGCGGTCCGGCAGGCGTTGACGGACGGAGGACACCGGCTTGACGCGAACTAGAGATCAAATCGAAATCATCGAATGCCGCAACATGCTGCTGTCCACCTTGCAGGCGGTGTACCCGAGAAGTTTTTCGTCGCAGAACATCCAGCGGGCATTGTTGGCGACCTTTCCGGATATGGGATTGCCGCACATTCGCGTGGACCTCGCCTACCTGGTGGACAAGGGCTACGTCAATGAAGCCGATCCAGGGTTCGGCAAGGACATCCGCACGTGCGATTGGCAGGACCGGCGATGGATCCTGACCGCGCGTGGAACCGAAGTTGCTCAGAAAATCACCGAAGACCCGGCGTTGGACATCTGATGTGTATAACGCGAACACGAGAACGAACGACCTGCACAAGAATCTCCCGGTGGAGCTTCGCAAGCAAGTGGAACGCGCTCTGGTCGAACAGCCGCCGGAATGCCCGACGTATCGGCAGGTCCATGAAAAGTTTCAACTTGGCCAGTACGAAGTCAGCGTCAAGTCCGTCGAAAAATACGGCCGGTACCTGCGCCAGTTGGCGCGCAACAACGAACTCAAAGCGCTCCTGCCGGCGATCGCCAAAGGCGAGGATCTTTCGGACGAAACCGGGGCGATCCTACAACAGCTCGTGCTGCTCGGTTGCACGGCGGACGAGATTCATCCGGGCGACATTCTCAAGCTCACCATGTCGCTCAAGAACGTCCAGGACATCAACATCGCCAGGATCAAAGAGCAGATCGAGTCTCAGAAGCTCGACGAATTCAAGCACAAGGTTCAGGAACGAATCAATGCCAAAAAGGAGGCCGTCGAGAGGGAATTGGACAAGCATGCAGGCATTCCTGCTGACGTCATTGCTCGCGTCCGCGATTTGTATGGGGTCGTCGATGGTTAATGTCGAGCCACTCGATTTGGAACGCGGCGACACCGGCCTGGCCGTCGGCGAATCGATCATCCCGATGCCGACCTATCAGTCTCGGTTCTTGGCGGACCCCACGCGCATCAAACTCGGCATCTGGTGTCGCCAAGCTGGCAAGGATTTCACGGCGGCTTTGGAGGCGGTGCTCGACGCGCCGGTATCGAACCAGCACTGGTACATCATCTCGCTGACCGAACGGCAGGCCCTCAACACGATCAACGAGTGCAAGCGACACTGCCGGGCGATTTCGCTGTTGTTGCCGCATCTCGGCGTGTCGGCCGATCCCGAGATCAGGGACGAGCAGATTCGGTACCAGGACGCCGAGAACAAGTGGGTCGAGATCAACGCCAAGCAAATCACGTTCGCCGGCGGCGGATCGATCACCGCGTTGCCGGGCAAAGATCCCGACGCGATCGCCGGGCTGCACGGCAACATCATCTTCACCGAGTTCGCCCTGTTTCCGAACAACGGGATCGATCACTGGCGGGTCGTTTTCCCCCTGATCACCCGCGGTTACAAGCTGCGGGCGATCACCACGCCGCGTGGCCCCGACAACAAATGCGCAGAATTGCGTCAGAACCGCCAGGGCCATTACTCGATTCACGAGGTGGACATCCATCAGGCGATGCGTGAGGGGCTCATCCTCCGCGACGAAGAGGGCACGCCCATCACGGCCGAGGAGCTGGAGGCCCTGTACGACGATCCGGTGGGCTGGTCACGCGAGTATCTGCTCATCGAATCGAACGAGTTGACGGGGCTGATTTCGTGGGCGGACCTGGATCGGGCACAGGACGATTACAAACTGATCCGCAAAAACATCTCGCGGGCGGGTCAGTACGATCCGGTGAAAGATGATCTCTTTGCCCCATTGAAGGAGATCGAGGCTCCGCTCTATCTCGGCTGGGACGTGGCTCGCAAGGACCACCTGTCCAGCGTCTGGATCAACGCCAAGGTCGGCGATCGGTTTAAGCACGTCGCCCTCATCAACATGCGTCGGATGCCGTTCCCATTCATGCGAGCCGTCGTCGGCCAGGCGATGAAGTACTGCCGGGCGGGGCGAGGGGACGCGACGGGCTTGGGCATGGAGTCATGCGAGGCGTTGGCCAGAGAATTCCCCGGCCGTTTCGAGGGCGTCAATTTTTCCTCGGGCAAAAAAGAAATCTGCGTCCGCATGATGCAGGTGTACCAAGACGGTCGGCAAGTTTTATCCAAACACGAATCGGACGTCGTGCATGACGTGCACGGCATCCAAAAAGAGGACAGGGGCGAGGTCGTCCGGTTCCACGAAACCAAGAACCCCGAGAACAAGCACTCGCACTGCGACATGGCCTACGCCAACGGGTTGGCGTTGCACGCGGAATCCTATGGAGTTTCGGTCCCGGGCATCGTCACGGCCGGAAGTCGCGATGACAAAGGCCCGAACGTGTTCCGGCAATTCAAACGGATGGCAGCGCTCGAACGGACATGATCACCAAGATTTGGAAAAGCTTGCGGGGCCGTGCGAATCGGGGCCTCGCTACGCGCGCCAAGTCCGGTAAGTATACGACCAATCAGTTGACGGCCCTGGTTCAGGCCATCGCCGACGTGAGCTATGGCGGCCATCCGTTTTGCAAGTCGCCGATCGTCAACCTGGCTACGCGGCGGCTGGGCGAGTCGTTGATGCAGGTGGAGTTGCGCGTCTCCAAGGACAAACGCAACCGGGGCGAAAAGATCATCGAAGACGGCGAGCTGTGGAATTTGATTCAGCGCCCCAATGAGCGCGATCAAACGTGGTCGAAGTTCGTGGAGCGAACCGTCCACAACATGATCCTGGAAGGGGGCAACCGCTGGTTGCTGCTGAACGCCCGCGGGGCGGCGGCGCTGCCGGCCGAAGTGATGGCCGTGCCCCAGGACAAGGTCAAGACCAAGACCGCGGTCGATGAGTTCGGCTTCAAGCGTCCCGTTTATCACGAATTCGTTTCCGAAGGGACCGGGCGGCGGATCCCCTACCGCGACGAAGAGGTCGTCGCGGTGAATTTGCCGAATCCCCTCAATCCGATTCAGGGGCTCTCGCCGCTGGACGCGGGAAGTCAATCCGTCCAGCAGGACATCGCCGCTTCCAAATGGAACACGTCGCTGTTCAAGAACGGTGCTGAGCCGGGCGGAATTCTCAAGACCGATCAGTCGCTCACCACCGAGCAAGCCCGAGAGATCCTGGACGCCTGGCTGGACCGGTTCGCCGGGGAGGGCAAAGCCAACTCGACGGCGGTGATGCACAGCGGCTTGGCGTATGAGGCCGTCTCCCGGTCTCACAAGGACATGGAGTTCACCGAGCAGCGCAAGTGGTCGCGCGATGAAATCGGCACGCTGCTGGGGGCGTTCCCGATTCTGTACGGGGTTGTCGAGAACGCCAATCGGTCGAACTCCGATACCCAGGAGATCCTGTGGTGGACGATCACCATCATGCCGCTGGCGTTCCGGATCGCCGAGGCGTTCACCCAGGGCATCGCCCGGCGGTTCGATCCGCAGGTCGAGTGCTGGTTCGATTTCCGGCAAGTCCCGGTGCTTCAGAAGCGCCATTTGGAATCGGTGGAAATGGCCAAGTTGTGGTGGGATATGGGCTATCCGGTCAACGACATCAACGCCTTACTCGATTGGGGCCTGCCGGATACGAAGATCGGCAAGCGGTCGCTGGTGCCGTTCAATTTGCAAACCGCAGAGCAGTTGCTGGGTGAGGACGTAGAGGAGATCAACGAACCCGAAGGGGTCAACTCCGAAACACCGGAAGAGGACGCTGACGGAGAGGGCTCGAAGTCGATTCGATCGGCGATCGACAAGGCCGCTCCGACCGAGTCGCAACGAACTGCCATCTGGCAGCAATTCAACGCCTCCTGGTCACCGTTGGCCAAAGTCGCCGAACGCAAGTTCATCACGTATTTTCAGAAACAACGCGACGGCGTGCTCAAACGTCTGGCGACGTTCAAATTCCCGGACGAGGGGAAATCCAAATCCGTGGTGACCCGCGGGACCATCGACCGGCTGCTGGCCGAGGTCCTCTTCGATCTGGAGCCGGAGGATCTGTCGTTCAAAGTCATCGCTCAATCAGTATGGCGTGAGGCGGCACAACTCGGCGGTGAACAGGCGGTCGAGGAAGCCGGGGGCATCGCGGAAGATTTCCGCGTGGACGACAAGGCGATCGCACGGCTCTTCCGTCAGCGAGAGAACAAGATCAGGGATGTCAACAAATCGACGTTCAAGTTCCTGATTCGCGAAATGAAAAAAGGGCTGTCCGAAGGGGAGACCGCCGAGAAGATCGCCGATCGCGTGCGTGGTGTTTACCGGCAGAATATCGGTCATCGCAAGGGCAAGGTGGTCACGCCGGGCCGGGCGTTGCGCATCGCTCGGACGGAAGTCCACAACGTCGTGTCGGGGTCCCGCAAGGTCGGCTTCGTGCAGGCCGGCGTGGACGGCAAGTCGTGGCTGACCGCGCGTGCCGGCGACATCCGGGACACGCATCGAGCCGCCGAGGCGGCGACGCTGAACAACCCGATCGGCATCCACGAAAAGTTCCAGGTGGGAGCCGATCGGCTCGACTATCCCGGCGATCCTTCGGGGTCGGCTAAAGAGATCATAAACTGCCGTTGCGTCGTGTTGGCTCGGCGGAAGAACGAATCATCGAAGGCGATGTGGAATCGCTACGGCGGTTGGAAGTTCAGGGCATGGATTGACTCTTCTTTGAGGGCGGCGGCATGAACGATAATGAGTACATCGAAAGAATCCTCGCAACCCCGAATGAGAAACGCTACCTGCGCGCAGGAACCATCGCGGTGAAAGCCATCGACGTGGATAAGCGAACCGTCCCCGGCATCGCCTCGACCCCCAATGCGGATCGCTATCGGGAAATGCTTCCGACGAAAGCATTCGGCGCCTGGCTCGACGTGTATCGAGGGAATCCGATTTTTGCGGCCAACCATCGAATGGTGAACGATCGTGGGGAACCGCTGGTCATTGGGACGGTCGATCCTGTCAAAATCCAGGCCAAAGGGCTGTCGTTTGTCGCGCACATTGACGACGACGACATCTCTGAAAAGTGGTTCCAAAAAATGCGCAAGCGGATCATTCGGGGCATCAGCGTTGGATTCATTCCGCACAAGTGGGAGCGGAAAGAAGTAGAGCGTGAAGACGGGACGATGGGTAGCCAACTGATCTACACCGAAGTCGAACTGCTGGAGATTTCGGTGGCCCCGATCCCTGCCAACCGGGAGAGCTTAATCGCGGCGAGTGCGGATGTGCAACGCATTGTCGACGACCCCAAGCTCATGAAGGATCTGACGGACCACATCGGAAAGGGCCTTGAAGATCGACTCTGGGAACGGATCTCCCCCAAGGTCGGCAAACTGATCGACATCAAGGTCGCCGAACTGTCCGACGCCGACGGCGACACCGACGACTTCAACGATACAGACTGTGATCACGACGCGCCTCGCGCTCGCGTGATTGATCCTACTTCCATTCTGGCCGGCTTGAAACAGTTGGCCGCAACTTAAAGGAGTTTCGATCCATGGACGGCATCGAAATTAAAGAGCTTGAGGCGCTCATCAGCAAGGCGACCGAGGGGCGAATCAAGGGACTGGATGACGCCATCATGGCCAAGGCCAAGGCGATGGTGGAAGCGGTGGAGCAGAAATCCGTTGCCTCGATCGCCGAGGTCCGCAAGCTGCTGGACGACCAGGCCGACAAGCATCGCGGCGAGATCAAGCGGCTGCTGGCCTATCGCGAGGACGACGGCTTCGACCAGGGCCACAGCCGGCGTCGCGTGTTCCCGTCATCGAAGATGGCGGCGGAGATGGGCTTTTGGGCGTTGGCCGCCTTCACGGACAACAAGAAGGCCAAGGAGATCTGCGAAGAGCGCGGCATCGAACTCAAGGCGATGACCGAGGGCGATTCCTCGTCCCAGCTCGTGCCGATTCGGTTCATCAACGCCATCCAGGTTTTTCAGGAGACCTTCGGCGTGATGCGGGGCAACGCTCGGATCGTGCCGATCGCCGAGGGCGGGGCGAGCTATCCCAAGCTCACCAACGAACTGGAAGTCTTCCATCCGAGCGAAGGCGACGCGCCGATGGCCAGCGATCTGGAGTTTGGGCTCAACACGCTCAAACCCAAGGACTACGCGACATTGGTAGAAGTAAGCCGGAACCTGAGCGAGGACGCGGCGATCGCCCTGGGCGAGTTGATCGCCAGCCAGATGGCCCATGCCTTCGCCAAGAAGGAGGACGCCAACGGCTTCAACGGCACCGGCATCAGCACGTCGGCCCGGACCGTCGGGGTCATCCCGTCACTGGCCGGTTTGGCCGGCGAGATCGATTGCGCTTCGGGCCAAGCCACGTTTGCCACCGTGGAATACGATTCGCTCGTCAACTTGGTGTCCGCGTTGCCCTCCTATGCGTTGGGCAACGCCAAGTTCTTCGGCCATCAGTCGATCCTGACCGTCATGCAAAACATCCGGGATGATCAGAATCATCCGATCCTGAACAACTTCCTGATCGACGGCACGCCGGGCTTCCGGCTGATGGGCTACCCGTATGTCCCCACGCAGGTCTTGCCGGCCTCGACCGCGGGGACGCAAGCCTCGACGCCGTTCCTGGTGTTCGGCGACCTGCGTCAGGCGGTGGACCTGGGCGATCGCCAGCAGATGTCCATCGAGCAAAGCGACCACTTCAAGTTCTCGTCGCGCACGCGGGTGTATCTGGGCGTCGAGCGGATCGACATCCAGATGAACAACATCGGCGACGCGGACGAGGCGGGCTCGGTCGCGGTGCTCAAGACCGCCGCTTCGTAAGAACTCAACATCTCCGATGACTTGGGCGGGGCGAAGGATCCTTCGCCCC